TGGCCGCCTCCGAGGCCGCGGCTCAGCCGCCTGAACAGGCACTGACCGACCGTGACCGGCTGCACCAGATCGCGCAGTTAGCAGAACGCATCAACCAAATCAACCGGAGGACATCATGACTACGATCGCTGAGAAATACGCTGATGCCGGGCGTCTGATCACGCAGGCCAAGACGCTCCTGGAGAGCGGCGGTGAACTCACCGACACCCAGAGGGAGCAGATCAATCGCTGGCTTTCCCAGGCCGACGAAATCGAGAAGCAGGCCAAGCAGCTCGAGAATGTGATCAACCGCCACACGGCCCTGGTCGCTGACCAGAACCGTGCCGGCGTGGAAGCCACCCAGGCCACCCAGCAGGCCGCGACCGAGAAGGCAGGGTTCAAGCACTTCTACGAGTTCGCGCTGGCCGTGCACCAGGCGGCCCGGGGCGTCCGCTACGATCCGCGCCTCGAGGCGCTGGAGACCCGGGCCATGTCGGGTGAGGTTGGGGCGCAGGGTGCGTTCACGATCCCGACGAACTTCCAGCCCGAGCTGTTGCAGGCGCGTGGCGAGAATTCGATCGTGCGCAGCCGGGCCCGCGTGGTGCCGATGGGCAGCCGCACCGTGCAGTTCCCGTCGGTCAAGCACACCGGCAACGCTGCCGGCAGCAGCGCCTTCTTCGGCGGTGTCCAGGTGTATTGGACCGAGGAAAATACCGACATCAACGAAGGCGCTCCGCTGTTCGACTTCGTGGAGCTGCACTCGCGCGAGCTGGCCGGCTATGCGGAAGTTCCGAACAGCCTGATCCGCGACTCGGCCGTGTCGCTCGAGGCCTATCTGAGTGGCCCGGGCAGCTTCGGCGGCGCCCTGGGCTGGCAGGAAGACTACGAGTTCCTGCGTGGCCTTGGCAACGGCAAGCCTCTGGGCATCCTGAATGCCCCGGCCAAGCTGACCGTGACGCGCCAGACGGCGGCGGACTTCACGTTCACGGATGCTGTGACGATGAAGAGCCGCATGCTCATGATGGGCAAGCCGGTCTGGGTGATGAGCCAGTCGGTCATGCCCAAGTACTACGCCATGAAGGGCGGCAACAACGAAAACATCATCATCCCGAACGCCGCGCAGGGCGTGCCGGACATGCTGCTCGGAGCCCAGATCCTGTGGACCGAGAAGCTGCCGGCGCTCGGCACCCAGGGCGACGTGATGCTGGTGGACTTCGGCGCCTACCTGCTGGGCGATCGCCAGCAGACGACGATGGACGTGAGCCGCGAGGCCAAGTTCCGGGCCAACCAGACGGCGTTCCGCGTCCTGGAATCGGTCGATGGCCAGCCGTGGCTCAAGACCGCGATCACCCTGGCGGATGGCAGCACCCAGGTGTCGCCCTTCGTCGTTCTCAACTGACCGTCAGTTGAGGCTCACTGAATAACCTGGAGGACATCATGACTTTCCGACCCTCTGAAAAGGCGGCCATCCTGGCCGCGATCGCCCCGATCTCTCAGGGCGTTGGCACGGCGAACAGCGGCTGGATCCCGGTGACCACGTTCCGCAAGATCATGGCCATGATCCTGACCGGCGTGCTCGGTGCATCGGCCACGGTTGACGCCAAGCTGCAGCAGGCCACCTCGGCCGCCGGCGCCGGCGCCAAAGACGTGACAGGCAAGGCGATCACACAGCTCACCAAGGCCGCGGCCGATGACGGCAAGCAAGTCATCATCGACCTGGATGCGGCCGAGCTGGACATCGCGGGCGGCTTCGCCTACGTGCAGCTGTCGATCACGGTAGGGACGGCCGCGAGCCTGGTGGGCGCCGTGCTCCTGGGCTTCGATGGCCGCTACGAACCGGCCTCGGATCTGGACGCCTCGAGCGTCAAGCAGATCGTCTACTGATCGTGACTGAGATCCGGGGGCCCCGGCTTGGGGCCCCCGGACATCCGGAGGAAGAGATGGCACGTAAGCAAGTACCGGCCGTGAAACCGGCCGAGGAGCAAACCATCATGACCGAACCGACCGAGACCATCGAAGAGGCGATCCCAGGGGAACCGACTGTGCCAGCGGTTGAGGAGGCTCCCGCGGACCCCGAACCGGTGGTGATCGTGGCCAACGAGAACTTCATCGACAGCCTGACCGGCCGCGGGTTCCGCGTCGGCGAGACGGTCGAAGGGTGGGATATCGAGCGTGGCCAGGCCTATGCGCGACGCGGCCTGGTGCGCCTGGTCGGGCCGAGCCTGACGTCTGAGACGGGCCCGAGCGAGGTCGCCTGAGATGAACCTGTACGCCAGCCTGGCCGAGATCAAGGCATCGGGCAAAGACAGCATTGGTGCTGAGATCACGAAGTACGATGACGAGCTGCTGCGGATCGCGGCGGCCGTCAGCCGGGCTATCGATCGCTACTGCCGGCGGGTGTTCTTCCCCGCGCTGCGGACGGACACCTATAGCCCGATCGTCAGCACCGACACGCTTTGGGTCGATGACCTGATCTCGGCCAGCCTGGTGGAGTACAGCACCGACTACGGCGACACCTACACGGCGCTGACAGCCAGTGACTACTGGCTGGCTTATGGAGATCGGACCAATGGGCGCCGGCCAAGCGCGAACTGCATCATCCTGCGGCCCACTGGCCGCCTCAAGCACTGGCCGGCGCGGATGGAAGCGGCCCGTGTGGCGGGCTGGTGGGGAAGGTCGGACGAGCCATCCAGCGCCTTCGAGGTCTCTGGCCAGGCCATCACGGCCAGCGTGAACGCCAGCGACACGGTCTTGACCGTTCCGGATGTGGACGGCCCGGGATCGATCGGGGTGCCGCCCGTGTTCGCGGTTGGGCAGACCGTGCGCGTAGAAGATGAGCTGATGGCGGCGCTGGCGATCGACACCGGTGAGAACAAGCTCACGGTTCGGCGTGGCCTCAACGGCACGCCGGGTTCCGCGCACAACAGTGGCACGTCTGTATCTCTGTGGCGCGTGCCAGATCCGGTGGCGCGGGCCTGCGTGATCCAAACGGTGCGCCAGATGGAGCGTGGCCTGCAGGGCTTTGGTGATGCACGTGCAAACCCGGAGTTGGGCCAGCTCTTCTTCACCAAGCAGGCAGACCCTGAGGCTATGGAGCTGCTGTCGCCCTACCGGCGACATGCGATCTGACCATGAGCGACAGCATTGACATCGATCTGGATATCAAGGGGCTGGATGAGAGCTATCGGGCGATGGGACAGTTCGACGAAATCGCCCAGGATGAGCTCACGAAGGCGCTCGAACGGGCGTTGCTGTTGGGAGAGCGATCCACCAAGGTAGTCTCGCCAGTGCTGCATGGTCGGCTCAGATCATCGGTTGCCGGCCGGGTCACATCTGCGCTAGGGATCGAAGTCGCGGGTGTGTTGGCGACGAACGTGGCGTATGGGTGGATCCTCGACAAGAGCAGCCGAACGCATTACAGGCGTGGTCCACAGGCAGGAAACCCGACAGCTGGGTGGTTCAGCGAAACGTTGAAGGCTCGCAAAGGAGCCATGGCGAAGTACTTTCACGAGGGGTTGCGCTGGGTGCGGATCCGCCTCGAAAGGCTGGCTGGGTCATGAGCATCGACAACTGGATGCCACGTCTGGCGCGGGTATTTCAAGAGGTCAGGGGCATGCAGAAGGTGTATACCTTCGAAAACCTGCCGGGCTCGTTGGCTGCGTTTCCTGCGACTGTGATCATGCCGACAGGTGGCAGTCAGGAATATAGTGCGGGCGGCCCTGGTTTGGCCTGGCACGACGTACAGGCGAATGTCTACATGGCATCCCAGACGTTGCCGGAGGCAATGGCGAACGGCATTCGGATGCTGGTGGAGATCCGCAATCGTTTGGCAGCGCACGTTACGCTGGATGGGTCTGTAAACTACGTGCTTCCTGTTGCCCCACCAGCTTTGTGGTACGAGGGGCCCGGGCAACTCGCATTCGGCGACAAGGTTCACACGGGCTTCATTTTGAGGCTCACAGTCAAAGAGACCGAGGCCATCACGGTTTCGGCATAGACAGGAGGATGAAATGCCAGAACGAGTTCTGACGCGATACCAGTATGGCCCCGAGACCGTGCGCGGCACGCCGGTGGCGGCGACGCGGATTCTGGGAGCTGACCCAAAGGCGGTTCCGAACGATCGCGTGTGGAACCAGGTGCGCTACGGCACTGGCCGGCGCGGTGGCGCACAGCAGAAGCGCAATGACACATACCTGGTGAAAGACACGTTGAACTTCTCGAACGTGTACTTCCAGGCATTGCCGGCGCTGCTGCAGTGCAGCATCGACGGCACGATTGCCCCGGCGGAACAAACGCCCACTCAACAGGACTATCTGTGGTCAGCCGTCCCGTTGTGGAGCGCGCCGAACACGCCAAGCACGCTCAGCGTCCAGCTCGGGGACGATGTGCAGGCCTGGGTGATGGAACATCTGATGTTCGATCGGCTTAAGTTCGCGTGGGGCGTGCCGCAAGATGGCGAGGTCGCGCCCGTGAGCTGCGAGGCTGGATACTTCGCCAAGCAGCTGACGGCTCAGGCATTCACGGCTGGGTTGTCGTTGCCCTCCAATCTGGCAATGCTGAACGGGAAGCTCACCCGGATGTGGATCGACTCCACATTCGCATCCGCCGGCACGACAGAGATCACGAACACGCTCCGAGGTGGCGAGATCGAGCTCCTGAACGGCAACCATCCAAAGTTCTTCGGGTCAGGGCAGCGCTACTTCGACGGCTATGGCGAGGGCGACATCGTCGGCATGGCTACGTTGACCCTGGAAGGGAATGCGAACGCCCTCGCGGCGTACAACGACTTCCGCGCCGGCACCCCGCGGGTGTTGAGGATTGAATTCCAGGGCCCGGCGCTCGGCACAGGCCAGGCCATGCGCTTCCGGGTGGATATGGCCGGCTACTGGGAGATCGTGACGCCCGTGAATTCGGAATCAAAGGGCAACAACCTGACGCGTGGCGTGTTCCGGACGTTGGACGACGGCACCAACGTGCTGGCGGCCAGTGTGATCACCAACATCAACGCGCTGTGAGGCGGTATGCAGATCAGCATTTCGCAAATCGTGCGCCCAATCAACCTGGAAGACTACGCTCCGGAGTTGGTTCGGTCTGACGGAAAGCCGCTACTGGTGTGGGTGTGGGTCAACCCGACACGAGACATGATGGCCCGTAGGCGTCGGCAGCTCCAAGTCGGCTCCGACGCCTACAAGGCCCTGGGCCAGGCCATGGACGGCCACGAGGGCGGCCGCGTGTTGACGCCCGAGGAACGCACCCAGATTTTGACGGACCTGCACGTGACCGGCACAGAGATGGCGGCATGGTTCGCCGAAATCTGGTCCAAGCACCCTGACCCCAGCACCCACTGGACAGTTGATGAGGTGCTGAACCTGGGTCTGTCGGATACAGATCCTGGGCTCTATCCGTGGCTGCAACGCCGAACGCTGAAAGAGATCAGCGATCATAGGGCCGCGGAAAAAAAAAGGCCATAGATTCGATCGTCGGATCATCGGCCGGCGGGCGGCTGAGTGGTCTGTTGGCCGATATCGAGATCGTGCGCGCGATCAATGCGCTGCACGGGCATGGGGTCTTGGCTGTGTGGGACCTGGGCAAGTTGGATGAAGCCACGATCGACGCACTGTTGACGATCCGCACGGAGCTGGCCGCTGTGGCCAAAGATGCCGCAGAGATCGAAGCGGTGAAGCAGCGTATTAGAAACGACACGCGGCGGTGATATGCCAGAAATTCTTGATTTCATCTTCCGCACACGCAAAGAGGGCCGGGGCGACCAGGAAACCGCAGAGGGCCTGAAACAGGTCAAGCAAGGGACCTCTGAGGCGGCGAAAGGGTTCGACCTGCTCAAGACGGCCGGCGGTTACATCACTGGCGGCGCGATCGCGGCGGCCGTGGTCAACCTGGGGCGCGCGTCGATCGAAGCGGCCTCAGACGTCGACGAAATGAGCTCGAAGTTCCGCACGGTCTTCAAAGACCAGGCGCCGGCGACCGAGAAGGCGCTGACCGAACTGGCGGGCACCATCAACCGATCGCGGTACGACCTGATGGGGTATGCGGCCACCCTGCAGGACACCTTCGTCCCGCTCGGGTTCGCGCGCGACAAGGCGGCCGAGATGAGCATCCAGTTGGTGGCTCTGGCAGAGGACCTGGCCAGTTTCAACAACCTCAACACCGCAGACGTCATGAATGACCTGCAAAGTGCGATGGTCGGCAATACCGAAGGGTTGCGCAAGTACGGCGTCGTGGCCAGCCAGGCGGCCATCGATGCGAAGGCGCTCGAGATGGGCCTCTGGAATGGCAAAGGCGCGATGGACGCGCAAACCAAGGCCATGGCCACGCTCCAGCTGACGTTGGAGGGGACCACCGACGCACAAGGCGATGCGGCTCGCACGGCAGATGGGCTGGCAAACCAGCAGCGGGCAGCAGAAGCGGCCACCGGTGAGCTGGCGGTGTCGATTGGCACAAAACTGGTGCCGGCAGCGGTTGAGGCCACCCAGTGGTATATCGCGCTTGTCCAGGCGGCCACTGAGTGGGTAAACCTCACCGAAACTAATAAGGCGTCTTGGGAAGAGCAGCGGATTGCTGCCATGCGGGCGGCAGAGAGCTATGAGGCCTATCGGGCGCAGGTCGAAGCTCTGGCTGAGGCCACTGGAACCAAGCTGGTGCAGTCGCAGCAAGAGTATGACGCCGTTCTGGCTGGCTCTCTCATCAGCGGTGGCGGATACACGAATATCCTGATCGATCAAGAGCGGGTCATCTACAACGCGGTGAGGGCCACTGAGGAGTATGGCGACCGTCTAGATGAGACTGAACGAATGTTGCGGCTCACCGAGGCCACAACCAGAGACGTGGACGCAGCCACGACCGATTTGACGGGATCTCAGGATATCGCAACGAAAGCCTATCGTGAGGCCATTTCGGCGCTCAAAGACCACAACCTGGAAGAAGCGCAGCGCATCCAGCTCGAGCAGACGATCAAGATCCTGAGCGGCGAGGTGACGCTGGAGGACCTTGACCGCAAGCGCGCCATCGATGAGGTAACCACAGCCCTCTTGAATGGCAAAATCACGCAGAGCGAATACATCACGCTGCTGAAACAGATTGCCGAGGGAGCCGGCACAGCCGCTGACAAGCTGGATGCCGTTCGGGATTCCATCAACAAGATCCCCGAATATAAGAAGGTGGTGGTTGAGTACAACACCATCCAGCGCACCATCAATGCTGGTTCAACCGATATTGGGGCCGAGCCTGATGGTGGCGCGCCGGCGCCGACACCGAGCCAGGGAGGCGGGTCTGGTAGTGGCTCGAGCGGTGGTGGATCGGGCGCTCCTGTCAACCGAGACGCGAACCCGGGGAGGCCGCAGGCACTGGGTGGCACACTGTTCGCCGGGGGGACCACGATCATCAACGATAGCCCGCTGACCAGACCTGAAGTGGTGGTGGTTGATCATGCCTCTGGAGGCGGCCAGGTGCTGACCCAGCAGCAGGCGATGGCGGCGCTGGTGGGCGGCCAGCAACGTGGCGATTCGTACTACATCAGTGTGGACGCCCGCGGGGCGACCGACGTGGCGGCCGTCGAAAAGGCCGGAGAGCGCGGGGCGCTGCGGGCTATTGAGGAGCTGCTGCGCCGGCAGGATGTGCGGCTTATTCGGAGGTCATGATACGTGGCAACGCAACCTTACCTGGCCATCTCGGATGGTCTGACCACAGTCGAAATCCAGAGCGGCACTGCATCCCTGGCGGCCTACGCCATGCGCGAGAATGCATGGGCGCCCACTGTCGCTGAGATGCTGCACTCGCGGATCTCTGGCTACGGACCGTATAGCCCGGTGGTGGAGACACTTACGATCGAAGTGCGCGGATCGTCGATCGCCGATGCCTATGCAAAGCTTAGTGTGCTGAATGGCCTCCTAGAGCAGGCACATCGGTGGGCGCGGGGCGAGAAGGTCGCGGCGGTGATGGTGAACTGGTCACCGATGGGGAGCTCTCTGTCGCCGAACTCAGGCACGCCGTATCGAGACGTGATCATTGGGGTGGGCCCGAACAACCAGACCAGTGGGGTGCGACTGTCTGCGGAGTTCGACCAGACATTTTCAGACTACGCGATCCGTGATGTAACGGTGCAATTCGTGCGTCGCAACGGCGCCTGGTCGATCGGTTCGGTGGTGGGCTCCTTGGCGGCTGCCGCACTGCCCGGTCCGCTGGCGGTGACGATGGCGCAGGCGGATCCGTTTCTGAGCCCAACCGCGCTGCAGCTGCAGCTCGTCAACCATTACCCCGGGGCGCCGTACACGCTGAACGGCACTCTGATCGTGGCGGAGGAAGCCGGATTCAACATCATCGATGCGTCAGCGGCGGGGATCTATGGGCTCAGTGGGGAGTGGACGAACCCAACAGATGCGGCGAACGCGGCCGTGGGAGGTGAGGTGTGGCGCTGCACGCCAGCGTCGACCAACGAGAGCGACGTCGTGAACTGGGAGAGCGCGGGCCAACAGGCGTTGGCCAACACCCGCTATGGCGTGTGGGCCGCTGTTCGGGCGCCCACCGCTGGTGTGACGTACACCATCAGGTGCTACGCATTCAACACAATCCGATCGATCCCGCTCAAGACGGTGACCATTGAGGGCGGGTCGAGCAATCCAGTGATCATCTACTTTGGGACGATCTTGGTCCGTGGCACAGTGTGGGTGCCCAGATTCACGGTTCAGGTGTCGACGCTAACCGGGAGCCCGACCTGCGATTTCAATTATGTGGCCCTGGTGCCGCTCTATCCGAGCACAACTGTCATTGATCTTTCGATCCCGATGTCGGCCTCAGGGTATGACTACATCAACGTGGAAAACCTGTTGCTGCAGAGGCCCACGCCGATCGTGTCGTTGACCACCTACTCGGGCGGTTTGGGAGAGGCAAACACCTTCCCGGTCACCTACTATGGAGACCCGATCATGATCACAAAGGCCGCGACTGTTCGGGTGGCGCTGCTGGCGCCGCGTGCAAACTATTGGCGCCTTCACAATGGGTCCACCCCGGCAACCATGGCGGTGTCTGTGACCCGCCAGCCAATGTATCGCGTGCCGGTGTAGCCATGGGAATCCAAATCGGGATCTATCAGGGGAGGTATGGGGGGTTGGTGGCCGATATTTCACCGTTGCTGACCGCCTGCTTGTTCGAGACGGATGAGCACGGGTTCTCGGTGTGCACGGCCACGGTGCAGATGGACCTGTACAGCGCCTTCGGGCTGTACGACAGCACGGGGGTGCTGTGGCTGCACGCTACGGAGTTCGGCGATCGGGTTTGGAGCGGCCGCCTGCAGGGCCGCGAGATTGTCCCGGGCGGGATCCGGCTTCAGGCGGCAGGGGCGTGGGTGTATTTGTTGGATGCGCCGTATACCGAGATGTGGACCAACTCGAGCTATAGGGACTGGGAGATAATGCCGGTTACCGATGGCGTTGATCGATGGCCTCAGCGATTTGAGGCAGACAACAATAACCGGCTGTTCGCGGCTGCTCGCACGGGCGAGACGTATGGCAACTCAGCGCCAGGGTCGAAAGCTTTGATATGGGGACTGCCATTGCCTGCTGGATCGTCCAGGAAGTTCGTTCGCGCTGCGTTCGACTATCGAATCGAGGGGATCGATACCAACTGGGTGTTCGGCTTTCAGCGTCGCGATGCGTCTGGCGCATTTCTGGGCAACATTCTGCTAGTCGCGTCGATTGCGGGTGTTGTTGGGCCGACATCCTATTCGGCAACTTTCACTGCATGCGATCGGGTTGCTTTTTTTCTCCAGCGTAGCGCAGCGGACGCGGTGTATACGAGTGCGACCGGCTCGACTAACGCACGATTGACAGGCCTGCGAGTTATGACCACGACGTCACCCGCACTGTATTCAGACGAAATCCTAAGGGACCTGGTAGCCTTCGTTAGCACAGTAAACCCATTGGGAATCTCGAGTGCCACTAACCAAATTCAAAGCCCGGGCCTTGACCTGGCAAACGAGGAGTACGCGGACGCACTGCCAGGCACGATCGTTGATCGGCTCGCCAAGCTGGGTGACAGCCAGACGCCGCCCCGGCTGTGGCGAGCGGCGATCTGGGAAGATAATGTGCTGCGATTTGAACCGCGATCCGCAGATAGAACCTGGTTCGTCGACGTGGCCGATGTGAGCGTTTCGCGAGCGTTGGACCGGACTGTGACCTCCGTCTACGGCGTGTATCAGGACGCGAATGCGATCACGCAGCGCACGGCCGTGGTGTCAGACGCCGCTGCGATCGCCACCCTGGGGATTGATCGGCGCGACCACGTTTCGGTGCGCACCACCAGCTCAGCCGAGGCTGCTGTGGCGGCCAACGCTCTGCTGGCAGATCAGTCGACCCTTGATGCTCGTGGGCAGGTCGTGGTGCGATCGATCAGTGATGAATATGGGGCGACATATCCGCTCCACTATGTGCGCGCCGGGCACGACGTTGTCATACGCAACCTGCCCCCGTCACTCTCCACGGATGTCGACCGGATCCGGCGCTTCAGGATCTCGCGCACCATCTACGACCCGATCGCGGACCTGGTGACCATCGTGCCCGAAAACGCTACAGAGTTACTTGATGTCGCTATGCTGCGGGCGACGCTGGGGTAGGGCGGGCGTTGGTGCGCCAGGTGATCGGCCTTACTATGGATATGAGAATCGCCCCCATGGGGGCACCTCCTATATCCATAGTGATATCGCCGTCGGCGCGGCTCCTCTGCAACGGAAACGTGTAGTGGATGACCGCGCCGCCGTCGTTAACTTCGATTTTGGCGATGAGGGCCCTTAGGATGGGTTTTGACAGGTGAGGATCCCCGCTGAGCAGACCCTGTTTCAACCTGGCCGCAAACTCTCGCAGCTCTGGCTCTTCGGGCAACTTCAAATTGCGCAGGTTGGCTTGTAGCACAACCAGCTGACGCTCCAAGACCCGTTTCTGGGCCTCCAGCTCCCTCAGGCGGTCCTTGACACTATCCAGGGCATCGTCGCTGGCCTCGGCCAGGCGCAGCAGGCGCTTGATCGCGGCCTGAGTGTCTGAGATCTCCCGGCGAGTGGCCGAGATCTCGTGGGTGTGCTTGCCCTTGCTTTCTTTGAGCGCTTCGACCGCATGGGTGAGCATGACACTCAGGGCCTCAGCAGAGAGGACGTGCTGAGACACGTCGCCGATCACGGCCGCCTCGAACCGGTCGGCGCCGATGCGGGGCAGGTCGCAGGCCTTCTCCTTCTTGCGCCTGCAAATGTAGTGCCTCCAACCGGCCACCGAATTGCCGATCAGATTGGATCCGCATCTGGTGCACGTGCACAAGCCGCTGAGCAGGTGGCGGCTGTACGCCTGGCGAGGGTGACGATCGGGGTGCCAGCGCTCTTTGCGATTGGCATCCTCTTTGGCCCGCATGGCCTGAACAATGTCCCACTGATCTTGTGTGGCCAGCGCCGGCACAAAGTTCTCTATCCGAGAACCACCAAACACGAACACGCCTCTGTAGATCTCGTTGGCGAAGAAGGCGTGGTAGTTGGACTTGGACTTGAACAGCCGAGTGGCATCGTGGATGGCGCTTAGACTTGCGCCGGCAGCGCGCATGGCCCACGCCTGGCGCCCGCGATCCCACGAGGCAGTATCCGGCACCCAGCGACTGACCAGGCGCGGTTGCCCGTTGCGCTTGACGCCGATCTGGACCACCTGGCGGGTGAAACAGGTAGGCGGCCGCCCCGGGGCGAAGCCTTCGGGCGTGCCATCCTCCCGGCGCATGGAGACCAGCGCCAGCAGTCCGCGTTTGGCGTCTGAGCTGATGTCTCTGAGGTCTTGAGCCGCCTTCCACTCCAGCAGGGTCTCGAAGATGGGAGTGGCTGTGCCGGCATCAGGGATGTCATCGGCGAGGAAGTGGAGGAGGAAGCCACGGCGGCGGAGATCGGCCTTGAAGAACTGGCTCTCATCGAGGTTGCGCGCAAAGCGGTTGTGCTTCCAGAGCAGCAGCCCTCGCACCGGGTTGTCGCTGAGCGGCCCGTGGGAGTGCATGAACGCCATCATGGCTTCGAAGCCGTCGCGGCCAACGATCGTAGATCCCGGCCTGGCGCGATCGGAGAATTGAGCGACGATCACCAGCTCGTGGATCCTGGCCCAGGCCGCGTATTCGGCTTGCTGCTGGTCGACGCTGCGTTCTTGCTCGTCGCCGCCGCTGTCACGGGCGTACGTAACAATGGCGGAATCGGCCGGGAAGGGGTTGCGGCTCACGGCGGAGAGACGAACTCCCAGCGCCCGCAGTCTTCGAACTGAACTTGGAAGGCGGATGCCGAGACGTACGCCGTGCCTCCCGCCATGCCGAAGTGGTTATCCAGGATGTCGCCCGTGCGGTCGGTGACGGCCCAGTAGCAATCATCCTCGGTGCCTGTGGAGCGCCAGATGCCTGCAGCGATGTCCACACCGACCAGGTAGAACCCATCGCCTTTGGGGTTGCGCAGCCTAGCCTCGACCTGCGCCAAGGCAGTCTGGGTCTTGTCGGGCGTGTTGGTTGGCGGCTGGGTGTCGGTGGCCGTGGGCGTGATCGTCGGTGTATAGAGGGGAGTGGGCGTGAAGGTCTGGGTGATCTCCACCAGGCGGGTCACCTCCACCACCACTTCGATCGCGATCGTAGGCGCTGGCGTATAGGTTGGGCGGGGCGTGAGGCTCGGCAGGGGCGGAACCATCGTCCAATTGGCCTGGGTCTGAGAAATGGCTGCCATGATGGCGACCTCAGACGGTGCGCAGGCCGTGAGTACCAGTGCAGCTGCCGCAAACAATGCTATTCGATTCATACTATCTCCCAATGAAATAAGGTCTATCGAGGCGGATCCGCACGGTGCGGAAAACACGTTGGCGATCCATCCACGTTGCTACTTTGCCGAGCTGGGACGGTGAGAGGGTCGCGATCTTCCTCACGATCCGTTCCAGCCGGCGGGCCCGGCTTTGCATTTATTCCCCCCGTTCAATCAACCAATCGAGGAACGATTCGAGCTTCACGAGCTGTTCATCGGACAGGCTGCTAATTGCCTTGATGATCTTTATCTGACGATCGCTGCTACTCAGCACGCCATAGGGCGCCGGGCTTTCGGATATCCGCATGACCGTTGGAGTGGGCGGGCGGGCAGGATCGAAATCCAGCAAGTCTCGTTCTGTGACCCGCAGGCCACGGGCGAGCTTTGTCAGCGTGGCCTGGCGGATTTTGGATCCCCGCTTGCCGGCCTCCAGTTGACTGATGTATTCGCTTGAAAGGTCTGAGTATTTGGCTAGCTGGCCCATCGACCAACCGCGGTTCTTTCGGAAGAAGGCAACGGCTGCAGCTATGTTGTCCATCGCAGCCACATTGTAGGGAGCCTAGCCGTAAAGCCAACCTTAAAAGATAGCCAACCAGTTGACAAATGCTAGCACCTGCCATATCGTTGTTAGCCATAGATTGCCAACATTCATTGGCAATCTATGGCTAACAACGATGACGCAGCTTGACCTTCTACTTTCGGCTTTGGGGAATCGCCAGGGATCGCGATCTGTGCGCAAGTTCGCCGAGGAAATCGGCGTGGATCGCGAAAAGCTCCGCCTGGTGATGAACCGGGAACGCCAGCCCTCGCTTGATTTCCTCAGCGAGCTCTCGGCCGCCTTCTCCAACGACCCGGACATGTTGCAGACGATCCTCGAATACAGCCAGTCGGCTGCTGCTGGTGGCCTGCTCAGCAGGCTCGGGCTGTTCCGGCGCAAGAAATAGGACACAGAGAGGGGAATATGTGCCGCATCAGGATCTCAGATCCGATCATTCGATCTCACGTCGCGCGGGCCATCGTGTTTGAGCGGCTTGGGCGTGATGCTCGAGCGCTCATGTATGGGCCTGAGCCTCAACATGAGGTTCTGTATCGCGTGGCTGTTGGGGCTGTCATCCGGCTGGGAGAACAGCTGCAAGAGGCGGCTGCCAGTGGGCAGGCGACGCGCCGCGGCTGAGTTCACGATCGCCAGCCGATCAGCAGAGGAGCCCCGTTATGCGACAGCGAACGAAGCTCTCCGGTCCATGTGGCCCCTGCTGATCGAACTGGCCCTGATTGATTCGAACGGATGGTCTTATGCGTGGGTTTTGCGTGCATTGCAGACGGGTCAGGCAGTTGGTGTTTCAGAACAGGCACGGCCTGTCGCTGTGCGCCGAATGCCTGTCCAAGCAGCTCGAGCCTCTATCGTCTCGCCAGCGCGGCGAGGCACGGACGTGGCCGCGCATGATCAGGACGCTGGAGGGGAATCCGATCTGGCTGACGGGTGACATTGAGCCCGGAACGCCGCTCACGATTGATGGCCGTCGCTACGTGGTGGCCATCCCAGAGGGAGGGAAGCCATGCAAGGCGAATTGTTGATGGTGTCGGGGATCTGCTGGCTTGTGTTTGCGGGAGTCTGCGTGGGCGTCTGGTTGCGCGGCCGCCAGGTCGATCAAGCAGCTGTGGTGCGCCGGATTGTGGGGAGGCTGTCATGGCGCAGGTGACTATGCCGGCCCCGAGCCTCGAGGAGTTGCGCCAGATGGCTCTTGTGGATGGATGCGCGGTGCGTTTGGTTGAGGGCGGCCACTACGAGGTGCGATCGATCCACACGGGCGAGACCAGGACGGCGCGCACAGCGGATGAACTGCTGCGCACTGCTAAAGCGATTGGAGGCAAGTGATGTTGCTCGAGAAGCTGATGGATGAGTACCGCGAGATCCTGGCGAAGGAAGAGCGGGCCAAAGACGACAACGACCGCGCTCTCCGGGTGCGGGCGCAAAGCCTCCGAGATCACGGCGAGCAGATGCTGGCCAACTCACTGGGTTGCTCTGTGCGCGAGTTGATCAAGGACGTGAACGCATACCAGGTTGATGAGCGACTTGGGATGCTTGTTGTTCAGATCCCGCTAATCGTTCCCGGCGTGTTTCTGAAATGCTCACTCAGTCAGTCGAATCTTCGCACCAAGACCGTGCAGATTCTCGATGTTCGTACGGTGTATCTGTGCGACGCGGGCTCGGATGAGCCCGCGCTCCTGCTGCCCGCTGCCCGCGAAATGGTGATCAAGCTTCTGGGTGATGCTGTTGAGGCCCAATGAACTTCCAAACCTGGCTGCGTGAGCAGCGCAACGTATCAGAGGCAACGTCAGCCGAATACGTCGGGGACGTGACGCTTTTCGGTGGTTGGTATGCGGTCAAGACCGGCCAGGAGCTCACACCGGCGATGCTGACGCGCATGGATGTGGCTGACTGGCTCCGTGAGCAGGCCGATGCCGATCTGAGCCCCGCTACGCGCAACCGGCGCCTGGCGAGCCTCAAGGCCTGGATGCTCTGGGCCCTCAGCGAAGGCCTGACGGCCTACAACCCGATAGCCACCATGGTTGGTGCCAAAACGGCCGCGCCAGGCCCACGCTGGCTGCGCCGTGAGGCACAGGGCCAGACGCTGCGCGTGATGGACCGCTGGCAGGCTGGGGCCCGCACCCTGGCCGCCCAGACAGCCAGTGCCTGTGACCGGGCTGTGTACCAGCTCATGCGCTACGCGGGCCTGCGGATCGGCGAGGTGGCCGCGCTCCGCATCCAGGATCTGCAACTCAGCGATCGGAAGGGCCTGGTGATCGTCCGCCATGGCAAGGGCGACAAGTACCGCGAGGTACCGCTGCACAAAGAGGCCCGGGAGGCGCTGACGGCCTGGCTGGCCGTGCGGCCGGTCTCCACTGACCAGGCGCTGTTTGTAGGCAAGCGGGGACCCCTGACGGCCAATGGCCTCTGGCGCCGCGTGACTCACCTGTTCGACCTGGCCGCCGTCGATGCCACGCCGCACCAGCTGCGCCATACGTTCGCCCGTGAGTACCTGGCCGCCGGCGGGCGTGTGGACGAAGCCCAATTGCTCCTGGGGCACACCCGGATGGATACCACCCTGCGCTATGCGACCCCCGACCAGCACGACCTGGCCGTGGGTGTGGAAAGGATGTCATGAACCGCACATCTATCGTGGCCGCGGCTGTGGTTGCCGCCGCCCTCATCGCCGCGGGATCCAATACAGCTGCAGGGCAGGGTGCTCCTTCGACGGGCTATCCAGGTCCGCTTGATACCCCAGTGCCACCTCCCACGATGGCCGTGATTGTCTTCACGCCTGATGGGCGGCCCACGAACACGCCCATTCCGCCCTACGGTAGCTGGCCGACAGTGACACCTGTGGTGCCCAGTGGCGTTGCGGCGGGCTTGCCTTACCAGCTGCATCTGACAGCTCTGTGGAGGCAGTGATGGACGGACCGACACAGAGCGATCTGCAGAAGGCGTTGGACGCTGAGCAATCGCTCATGGCTTCTCTGGTGGGCGAGGTCGACGAAGTGCTCAAGATGTACCGCGGTCACGTGCCCTTCTGGGCAGAACGCATGGCCTGGTTGGCTGAGCGCCGACGCGAGGCCCACATCGCTGTTGAGTTGATCCGTGACGCGCTCAATACGGCCGGTGAGTGACCCATGCTGGCCACACAAATCCAGATCCGTGCAGCAGTGATGCGGTTGCCACTCAGGGTGGTCGATGAGCTGCGCATCGGGCCGCGACTGCGCGTGATGCTGTGCGTCGTGGCGGATGGCTTCGCTGGGTCTGGGTCTGGGGCCAGGCGGCCGCTCTGGCGGCTCAGGGACCAGGTGGAAGATCTGGTGGGGTACGGCTACGCGGATGTGTGGTGGGTGTGCCCCAGGCGGGCTAAGCAGCTTGGTATTCGGGGCGACGTCATCGGGATTGCGCTCAGGACCAGTAGCCGCGTGATGGCTGCGCTGGGACACCAGATCAGGGGGAACGAATGGCGCGCTGGCGAATCGTGTTGAGGACCGTTGATGAGGGCGCACCTGCACGGAAGTCGATAGAACTGGATGCGCCCACGCTCGACCATGCTGTGTACAAGGCGCTGAAGCACGCGCCTCACGATCGCCACTGGCGAGCATTGGCCAAAGACAACCGCACGCGACCCATTAGCGGCCCTCAGATTGAGTGGCTTGGTCCCCGCTCGCCGCTTAGTGGTTGGGACTTCCAGAAGTGAAATCCGAAAGTTCCCAAATCATGGGCCTGTGCCCGCGAGGGGAGCGATGCCCGGACCGTTTTGGGCCTGGGCGCTGGTCGGGTGTTTCCGTGGGTGGGGGAGAACGGTTCGCAAGGTAACGCGCATTTGTTTGCGAACCCGGGCCTGCGGGCCCCAGATCACACGGCCCTTCTCGCCGATAGGGCCGTGAATATTCGCAAGGAAAGTTGGGCGGGCTGTGGCAACCATTGATGAGATCAAGCGTGCGAACCGGATCGAAGAGGTTATCTCTGAGACGGTGCGCCTGGAGAAGCGTGGCTCTGAGTACCAGAGCGTTGAGCATCCTGCTCTGAAGGTGGACCCGAACCAGCAGGTCTACTCCTGGTTCTCTCACAAGGATGAGGTGGGCTGGGCAGGAGACGTGATCACGTGGGTGCAACACCACGTGCTCAATGGGGCGCCCCATGGCGAGGCCATCAGGTGGCTGTGCCAGCGGGCGAACCTGCCCTTCGAAGTCAGTCAGCAGGACCGCACTGACATGGCCCGGGCCGATGCCTTCGAGGTGGCGGCCAAGATCTTCGCTCAGCGCCTGCAGGCCAGCGCTGAAGCGCAGGAGTACGTGACCTCCAGGGGGTGGACCCTGGAAACGATCCAGGCGGCCCGCCTGGGCTTCAGCGGCAGCAAGCCGACTGCTGATAAGCGCGAGCTGCAGCAGGCCTTCCAGCGGGCCGGCGTTGACCCGGAAAGCCCGGCTGCGGTGGCGCTGCTCGGATACAAGGGCGACGTGGCCGGGTGGGCCAAGGCCCAGGGCGTGCAGCCCTCAGACCGCTGGCTTGAGAAGGGCGAGATCTACCCATGGCCAACCGGCCATCTGGTCTACGTGCATGCAGTCCACGGCCGCGCCGTGTACCTCGCCTCCCGGTCGATCGGTGGAGAGAAGCGCCATCACAACCCGCCTCAGCAGCTGGCCCCGAAGCGCCCGATGCTGAACCACCTGGTGGGCCCGCGCGTGCAGCACGTCGTGCTGGTCGAGGGCCAGGCCGATGCCGTGACGCTGGCCCAGTTGAACGTGCCGGCCATCGCCCTGGCCGGGCTGGATGGTCTGGGTGATGAGGTGCTGGAGCTGGTCGACAACCGCAAGCGCCGTGAGCGCGGGCTGCCCAACGTGCGGCTGTACCTCGGCCTGGATGCGGATGCGGCCGGCCTGCGCCGGGCGCACTCCATGATGGTCGGGCAGGGCGCTTTGGATCCCACGGTCAGCTTCGCCGTCTGGCCACGCAAGGACGCCAACGACTGGCTGGTCGAAGACAAGCCCTCGCCTGAGCAGGCCGGTGACTGGCTGCGCGAGCGGCCAACCTACGTGGAGTACCTGGCCGAGGTGGCCGGCGCCGCGGCCGATGGCGAGGAGCGCGACAGCGCGATCCTGCTGGCTGTGCATCAGATCGCACGGCTGCCGCAGTCCACGCGGATGCTCAACCGCACGAAGCTCGCCCGCAAGATGCGCCTGAAGCTCGGCGAGCTGGACGTATTGCTCAAGGCCAAGCTGGCTGACCCGGAGGACAAAGAGAGCGGCGGGGCCGATGACGACTACCCGACGCTGTTCGTGAGCGGCGGCCAGATGGTACACGACCACTTCATGGATCTGGTCTGGGATGACTCATTCAAGCGCTTCCGCCTGGCCGTGCGGTACCCGGATGCGAGCATGGGCGTGGTCAACGACATCGTGATCCGCGGCTTCAGGTATGTGCCGATCGAGGCCAACGACCTGATGGCGCTTGAGAACACCATCATCTTCCCGAGCGGGATCAATGAGGCCGGGCAACCGTTGCCGCTGCCAGAGCTGCATCGACGGGTGATGAAGTTCGCCAACACCTACTTCGATGCGGACCCTCCATTCCAGGCCGTGGCCGCGTACTACGTGATCCTGACCTGGGTTTACGACTGCTTCACCGAGGTGCCCTACCTGCGCATGGTTGGGCCCTATGGCACGGGCAAGAGCCGGTTCGTGAACACGTATGGGTTCTGTTGCTACCGCGCGATCCGGGCGGCGGGAAGCTCGAGCGTGAGCCCGATCTTCCGCACACTGCACCTGCTGCGCGGGACGCTGGTCATGGATGAGATCAACGCACCAGACAAGAGCACCGATCCTGAGCTGGAGATGGTGTTCAAGCTGGGCAACCAGAAGCTGAGCCCCGCCATCCTCCGCACAGGCGGCGATGGCAAGACGCTGTTCCCGGAGGGGTTCCGCGTGTTCGGCCCGAAGGTCTTCGGCGCGATCAAGCCATTCTCCGACCCGGCCACAGATAGCCGCTGCATCACCTACCGGGCCAGCCTGGCCACGACCAGAGACGACATCCCGGCCGCGCTTGGCGAAGACTTCCTCGGCCAGGCCCGCGAGCTGCGCCGCGAGCTGATGACGTTCCGCATGGCGCGGTGGCAAGCCGAGGTCGCGATCAACCCGGCAGATGTGGACAAGACCCTGGAGAAGCGCAGCCAGCAAATCGCGTCCAGCCTGTTCGCGCTGATCGATGACGTGGCGGTGCGCGAGAGCATCACGGCCATGCTGCGCGAGCAGGAAGGCGAGATGCGCGGCGAGCGCGAATTCAGCATGGAGGCCAAGGCGCTGCGGGCCGTGATGGAGACGGTGGCCCAACCCCAGACCATCACCGGCAACCAGCGCACCCCCTACTGGGATCTGCGCCTGACCCAGCTGCTGAAGATGGTGCGGAAGTGGATCTTCGATGAGGAGGACTCGCCCGACGAACGACGCAACGATCCGAAGGACTGGGTGAACAAGTACTCGGCCAAGAAGCTGGCCAGCGTGTTCAAGGGAAGCCTGGGCCTGCGCGTCGATCGCCAGACGTGGGATCCGGCCAAGGCCTACGGCGTGATCCTTGAGGCCCGGGACTTGGCCCGACTGCCGGCGCTCTGTCGCAAGTACGGCGTGGAGTTCAAGACGCCGGCAGATCACGCGGCCGGTGCACCGGCCCAGGCGCAGATGGCCGTGTCGGCCGGGCCAGAAGAGCCGCCGGTGGACGACTACCTGATGCCGGCGGATGACTGATTATGACAAGTTTGGGAACTTGGGAACTTTGAGCCGCCAACCGGCCCGGTGGCCGAAGAAGAAAATCGGGCGCGAGAGGGAGAAACTTTCCTCTCTGACATGCCCTGGAGACCGGTTCGAAGTTCCCAAGTTCCCAAACTTGCCATAACAGAGAGCCAATCCATAAGGAATATGGGGACTTGGGAACATATATATACGAATTTACTAACACACAACCTACAAAATACTTCCCAAGTTTGAATCATATGTAAAGTTTGGGAACTTCGATAAACATCGAAGTTCCCATGAGGGTGCCCGAAGTTCCCAAGTTCCCAAACTTTGCATAACAAGAATGCGAGAAATCCCTGTGGAAATCGACCCTGGTGCTGAGTTGTTCGTGGAGATGGGCCTGCCGGACCCGGCGGGCCTGAGCAAAGAGGAGTGGGAGCGGGTGGTCCACGCCTACTGGCAGGTGGACGCGGACGGTCGGGTGGGCCTGACGCGGGCCAGGTTCGAGGCCAACCGGCTATGCGACTGGCTGGCACCGGCGTGCACGCGGGTGGCCATCGTGGGCAGCGTCCGCCGGCGCCGGGCCCGGGTCAAGGATATCGAGCTGCTGGTCGAGCCGAAGGCGCCTGGTGCCCGGGTTGACCTGTTCACGATGGATACGGCGCTGACGCTGGACGGCCAGCTCGAGGCCGCGATCGCGCATGGCTGGCTGAGGCGAGGCAACAAGTATGGCGGGCGGATGAAGACCCTGTTGATTGAGTCGCGGGTCACGTCACAGCTTGGCGACCTGGTCGACTGGCTGAAGGTCGATCTCTTCATCGTCATTCCGCCGGCGCAGTGGGGCAGTCTGATGGCGATCCGCACCGGGCCAGCTGACTACAGCAAGTGGCTGGTGACCAAGCGCTCGCAAGGCGGGATCTGCCCAGACAGCATGCGGTTCCACGACGGTGCCCTGTGGCGCAGCAACGGATCTGGCGAGGAGATCGTGCCGACCCCCGATGAGGATCAGCTGTACCAGGCACTCGGCCTGGCGTGGACCAACCCGTGGGATCGCGTGGCTGGCCGGAACGTGATGTTGCAGTGAGGAGACGATGAATGAGTTGGCTTTATTTGCCGGCGGTGGGGGGGGGCAGTACGCCACCGAACACTTGCTTAAGTGGCGAACAGTCTGCTACGTCGAAAAGTCGAAGTCGGCGGTCGAGATCATCAAGGCGAGGATCCGCGATGGTGTCTTCAGCGATGCCCCAATCTGGGACGACATTGACACCTTTGACGGACGACCATGGCGTGGAGTTGTGGATATCGTCACTGCGGGGTTCCCGTGCCAACCTCACAGCGCAATTGGAAATCGACTGGGCAGTGATGACGATCGAGACAAATGGCCGGAGACAAAGCGAGTTATTGGCGAAGTGGGACCCCGCTTCGCACTCCTGGAAAACGTCGTTGGGATCATCTCGTCTGGGTACATCTATCGAGTTCTTTCCGACCTACATGAGATCGGGTATTCAGCTGCGTGGGACGTTATTCCGGCTTCCGCCATTGGTGCGCCACATGCGCGACGCCGTGTTTGGATTGTTGCCTACTCCGACAGCCACCGATGGGAAACGCACTTACTCCAGCATCGAAACGCACTGGAGTCTGTCCGACGCGCTTGGTGGCTTCCCCCACCCGGCCACCCACGAGTGGATGATGGGGTGGCCAATCGGCGCAACAGACTTGAAGCCACTGGAAACGGATGGGTTCCGGGCGTGGCTGCGCTGGCATGGCGCCACCTTCGTGGAAGGGTGATCGTATGAGAAGTGCTCAAAAACCGAACCACAAAATTGGCAGCGAAGTGAATTCGCAAAATCCACATATGCCGTAACCGGTGTGTAACCGGACTTGTGAGGTGACTTCTATGTCTAGCCATATCACGGATCGGAAATCCGAAAACAGACGAAATTTGAAAAATGACCTTAAGAGCTCTCCCGAGGCCAGAAGACTGGGAAGGGCCGCAGTTGAGAAGTACGGATCGCTTCGTGCAGCTGCTCGAGCACTCAAGATCCCGACCCATGGGCAGCTGGGGAAGATGATCAACGGAACCCTTCGCGACACGCCAGCGATGAAGGCCGCGATCAAGCGAGCTGATCGGCGTGCACGTCGAGCGTGGCTGTTGGTTCGAGATGAATCGCCAGATCCGCACATCGATGTCGATGCTTTGAGAGGCGCGATCTCGGTGGTCGAACGCCAGCTCAAGATGATGCGCGAGCTGATGAAGAAAGTGGCGACCGGCGATCACATCGACACTGATCCAACTCATCACCCGAACTGCAGGTGCGTCTTGACACCGGATGTGCTGGCGATCGACCCGCAACCCGCAGTGACGGATGAGTACGTGCGGACTGTGATGGCTCGCCAGCAGGCGCCTGGTGCGTTCGAGCCCGGCGGGTCGATGTCGGAGCAGTGACCATGAAGCAGTTGTTGGTGGGCATGGCGGCGATTGCAGTCGTCACAGTGGGGATGTGGGCAACGTCGTCCGGACCGTTGCCGCAGCGCTCGATGGGCATGGACGAGCTGGCCGCACAGGCCGTGCTGACTGGTGGGGCGATGACCCGCCAGGCCGTGACCGAGTCTGCAGTACAGGTTGAGGCCTCGGCCACGGCTGTGCGCCAATTGACCCTCAATGCGCAGAGCGACGGCGCAACGCAACAGGCGCTGCAGATGATGGCAGACCAGGCAACGTCGACGGTCGACGCGGCGATTGCGCAAACCGCGACGGAAGCCGTGTTCGGCACCCCCACGGCCGTGTCATTGACCGCGACTGCGATCGCGCTCGCAGAGGACGATGAGCAGCGCGAGGCGCAGCAGGCTGTGTGGGGATGGGGGTCCGTGATTGTGCCGATGCTCAGCATCATCGGAGTGGCGATCGTGATTGGCCTGGCCATACGCAAGGTTGGCGACGCGACAGCCAAGCGGATTTCTGTTGAGGCAGAGGCCGCAGCGGAAGCACGGAGGACCGAGGCCGAGGCCAAGGCTGAGTTGACGCTGGCCCAGGCCGATGAGACCCGAACCCGCACAGCTCGCCAGAACACGGAACGTATCGGGCGCACGCTGCTGCGCCACACGGCTGACGGCAACCCCGTCGTCATGGTGGAGCTGCTGCCGGAGGATGCAGCCGCGGTGGCCGGGAGCGCGCCCGTGATCCCGACCAACCGCGGCGATATGGACATGTACAGCCCGGCACAGTGGCAGATGATGCGATTCCTCGAGGCCTGCATCGACAAGAATGGGAGGAAGAGCAACGTCTTTCCGCCGGCGAGCGTGATGGAAGATGAGTGTTCGATCCCGCGCGAGACCCGGCGCAAGAGGCTGAAGGCGCTGGGGAAGGCGGTGCGGACCCAGTCGGGGAGGGAGAACGGCGGTACGTGGGTGGTCGGCTATGACACCCTGGTGGACCTGCTGGAAGCTGTGAAGCGGGGAGACATCGCGCTGCCGGAAGAGGAGAACGATGGAGACGAAACGGGCTGAAAACCCAACGTTCTTCAACGTTCTCAACGTTCTCAACGTTCTTCAACGTTCTACGGTCGGCACTCCCGGCGATAGGGTCGGGGTGCCAGTGGGTGAGGTGGGCATGTTACGACTGGCGCACACGCAGGGGGTGAAGTTCTGGCTGATGGCGGGGGCCGAGATCCCCTGGCCTGACGGATCGGTGATGGTGCCGCCTGGCGCGATTGGCGCAGCCGTGATTGAGTTCGGCGGCGCTGAGCCGGGTTGGCTTGTGGAGTGGGATCACTTCGGGATCTGCGCCGTGATGGGCGCCGAAGAAGGGAGGGTATGGCATCGCCTGACGGGGAGCCCGGCCACGCTCCGACTGCAATAGCTTACAGAGGTGGGGATAGTGGAGGCGGTATGTATCTGGACAGAATTGGCCTGCATGTCATCCGCTCGGGGGATGCCGTGCCACTGGCCAGGAGAGCGGCAGAATTGCGTCGCCCGTTTGCTGCCGTGCTGAGCGTCAACCAGCCGACGTTGGCGGCGGAAATCAAGGCTGTCAGCCCGACCACGAAGGTGATCACGCGCGTCACGGGAGATGAGGCCTGGGGCTATGGTGCCAGGCTGGAGCGCGGCGAAGACCCGAAGGCTGTGGCGTTCGGTTTGTATCAGCACATCATCGGTGGCAAGAGCCTGACTGAGTTGCGCCAGGCCGATTACTTGGCGCTTGAGAATGAAGCGGATCCGGCCGGCGCCGTGAACTACGGACGGCTTGCGGTCGCATCGGTGGAGCTCGGCAAGATTGTGTATCAGGAGCTCGGCATGCGTCTGGCGCACCTCGGGATCAACGCCGGAACGCCGGAGTGGGATGAGATCCTGGCCATGCGCGACGCCGGACTGTATGAGTACCTGGCCAAGAGCGGCAATTGCCTGAACGTGCATGAGGGCGTGATTCCTCCGACTGAGCGCTGGCCGATTCAAACCGGCGTGGGAGATCACATCCCGGGCGGCCCGACGCAGCGCATTCTGCGGGCCGGGTCGATGGCGATGCGTCATGAGTATCACTGGCTGGCCGCCGGCGGCGAGATCTTTGATATTTTGATCGGGGAGATGTACCCCGGCGGCGGGACCTCGGACGAGGCCAGCGTGGAGGACGTGGTGGCGCGGTTTGGATGGTACAACGATCAGCTGCGCGCGCGTGTGGTCGCGTTCTTGCCATTCACGCTTGACCCCGAGGGCGGCTGGGCAACCCAGCGCATGAATAAGTTCTATCCGGCGGTGATTGCCAAGAAGGTAGAGGGACCTGTGACCAACAAACCCGCAGCGGACTGCAACCGCTCTGACGTGCCTGAGGATTGGACGCACACCGTTGAGTCGATCCTCGGTCTCAACGTGCGATCGACACCCGAGGTTCCATCGCCATCGACCCTGAACTTGCTGTGCGCCATGGTCAACGGCAAAGCGGTGAGGGCGCTCAAGCGCCAGGGCGACTGGATGCAGATCGATTGGCCGGTGGCCGGCTGGTGTTTCGCCCCGAACCTCAAGCCGCGGCCGGCTACGGCGCCGGTAGTGCGCAAGCTTGGCCGTAAGGTCACGCTGCAGGCGGGGGCCAGGTTCATTGACGTGAGCGCGTGGCAGGACCCGGTGGACATCGACTGGAAGGCGCTCAAGTGGAATGGGTGTGAGGCGGTCATGATCCGCCTGGCGGCTGGAACGCTCACCGATCCGGAATGGCATCTCTACGCGGCCGGCGCAGAAGCGGCTGGCATGCCGTGGTTCGGCTATGTGTACTTCAGCTTCGTGGCGTCATGGCAGTCGCAGATCACGGCTCTGACGCCGGCGATCAGCAAAGTGAGCGAGATCCCGACAATTGCGATGGACCTCGAGGGCGCAAACCCGACAAAGGCCGATGCAGATCTGCGTAGATACCTGGGTGCGCTCGGGTTGACCGGCGCGCCAGCGGCGCTCTATACCCGACAGTCGTGGGTCTCTGAGAACCTCCCGCAGCTGCGGACCATCATGCCGAGTGCGCAACTGATCGTGGCCAACTACCGCTACCCAGTGGACGCCGAGCCCGCGCTGCCGATCGGTTGGGCCGAGGCGGAGGCCTGGCAGCACGTGGCCGGCGAAAAGGTCATCACCGACAAGTTCCACTGGGCACGCTATCGCACACGATCGGGCAAGTGGTTGGATGAGAGCATCGTGCTGCAGAGCGGGTTCGAGTTCTACGCTGGAAAGCTGTAGGCGTGATCACACGACGCGGTCGCTTGACATCAGATTCTCGTTTTTCGTATAGTGGTTCCATGCCAACGATGCAAGGCGGCGTTCAATCGGTGCAGGCCCAGGGCCAAGCGCCGGGCTTCAGCTCAGTCGATCGAATCATTGCCTGGCTCGAGCGGAACCGTGAAGTGTTCGAGAGTCTGGATAAGTACCAGATCACATTGTCGGCTGCGGGCCGTAGCGTGAAGTTTCAGACGACGCAGTACGGCGAGTAGTGCGACAAAACCTTGGCGCCAGGCCATCGCCAAACATGAGCTAGAGAGACCAAGCTGACCTGGCAGCTTGGCCTCATCGGAACAATCGAAGAGGCATGGGTAAGGTCAAGCTGGCAAATGCCAGGCCCATGCCAACAGCGTTAGCGTAATAAGCGCGCTGGGATCAATCAGATCCCAGCGCGTTTTTTGTTTGCCGGCAGATCCATGGTTGTGGGGCCGTGTATCCCCCCTCCATGGCTGCGCAGCCATGGACCTGCCGGCAAACAGGAGAGCAGACGATGACCAGTACTGACCTTGCCGGCTCCGCTGGCGCGATCCTCGCGGTCGCGATCGCGTACATCCCGGGATTCGAAGCCTGGTTCGCCAATCAACCCCGCATCGTCAAGCTCCAGGTGCTGGCCGGCCTACTCACCCTGGCCGCCATGATCGTGGTCGGGATCTCCTGCGTACCGGCGTTCACAAACCTGTTGCCGGCGGGTTGGGTGATCGCGTGCACGTCCTTCGGAATTACGGAGTTCGTTAAGGTCTGGCTCACGGCGTTTCTCGCCAGCCAGGCCACGTTCGTGGCGCTGCCGAACAAGTCGAAGCGGCTGGCCCCGCCGGCGGCCTGAATGGTGCGTGACCCTGTGGCGATCTATGGCTGGCCCGCGCTGATCGTTCTGATCTTCACCATCCCGTGCGTTGTGGTGGGGTTGAAACTGGCCGGCCTGATCAAACATCCATGCCAACCCCATCCGAAGCCGTCCTGATTGCCTTAGGCGTAGCCATGATCACGACAGCTGGCGGATGGGTGGGGAGCTGGATTCAGTCACGCAGGACGCGGGCGCAGAACCGGGCGGATGATGCCACGGCCTCTGAGAAGTTCGCCAGTGCGGCAAAAACGTTGATCGAGCCATTGAGGCAGGAAGTCGTCGCGTTGCGCATCGGGTCCAAAGCTCAACAGGCGACGATCGACAAGCAACAGCGGACGATCAATCGGCTGGAGGCGACGCAGAAGGCGAATATCGCGCACATCGAAAAGTTGGATCGGAAGATTGTGTATCTCACTCACGGTGTGGGCGTGCTCACCCGCCAGATCACGCGGGCGGGCCTGCAGCCAGAGTGGGTGTACTCGGATAACGAAGATGGATCATCTGGGCGGATTGTGGTTGACGACGCTGGTGATCCTGATCGTTCTGGTAGCGATGGGGACGCATAAGCACTGATGGGCACCGTGCAGGATCTCACGCCACACGTCGCGGCTCAGCTCCGCTTGGATCTGGTCGTTGATGACATCGCAGCGGATGCTGAGTCGAAGGGCATCACCCCGGAAGAGGCGATGCTTCTTTCGCGTTCGGCTCAGGCCGCCCTCGAGGATGGAAGCGGTGGTGAGCAGGCGGCCGCCTGGATGCGCGACTACATGGATCTGCGCGATGGCGGATGGCCGTGGCGCGTGGCCTGCTTCATCGCCTGGTCTGCCAGCCCGCGAGCTGATCGGTGGCCGAAGACCCAGCAGCAGCTGGCGGCCGAAGTGCTTGGGCTGCGTAGCGATCGCGTGATCAGAAAATGGCGCGAGACGAACCCGGCCATCGATGCCGCGATCGCCATGTGTCAGAGCCGGACTCTGTTCGAGCATCGGGCCGAAGTGCTGAAGGCGTTGGTGGAAAGTGCATCGAACGCTGACCACAAGAACCACCCAGACCGGAAGTTGTACCTGGAGATGATCGGAGACTACACGCCGCGGGTCGACAACACCGTAACCCTGGCCAAGCCGCAAGAGCTCAGCAAGCTGAGTGATGCGGAGCTCGCCGCTGTGGCGAAGCGCGCTGGAGTGGACGATGCCGGCTAACGCGCTCCGGACGGTTGGCATCAGCCCGGCCGAGGCTCAGCGCGAGCTGGTGCGTCGGGAGCGGGCCAAGCGCCATGTGAATGCGTTCGGCGAGTACGTGTACCCATGGTGGGTCGCCTACGAGAACCACAAGGTGGTGGGCGAGGCCCTGATGCAGTGCTTTCGCTACCTGGAGACGGGCGGGCAGGAAGGCATCAACCGGCTGATGGTGTTCAAGCCGCCGCGGACGGGCAAGAGCACGCAGGTCGGCGAGATCTTCCCGGCCTTCGTACTGGGACGGTTGCCCGACGTGCACGTGATCTATTCGTCATACGTCGAATCGCTCGCGGCGCGCACCACGAAATCGGTACGCGACATCGTGAGCGGCGAGCGGTTCGCCAACCTCTTCGGGCACCGGAGCAGTGTGGATGCCGAGGTGATGCTGAGTGATGACAGCCGAAGCAAAACCGACTGGGAGCTGGCTCCGCCGCATCGAGGCGGCATGATCGGTCGCGGCATCGGCAGCGGCACCACCGGGTACGGGGCAGAGCTGTTCATCGTGGACGATCCGTTTCGTGATCGCGACGATGCCGACAGTGAACTCTCGCGCGAACGTGTGGATCGTTGGTTCTCATCGGTGGCGCAAACCCGCGGTGAGGGCTTGTTCGTCGTGATCATCATGCACACGCGCTGGCACCCAGACGACCTGGCCGGCCGGCGGCTGCGAGCGATGGGCTCGGACGATCCGCTGGTGGACCAGTACACCGTGCTGGACATGCCGGCGTTGGCGTGGGGCCCGGAGGAGTTGGCGGCAAGCCCTGAGGAGCAGAGGGCCGAGCTCCTGAACGGGATCTACAAAGACACGCGGGATGTGATGGGCCGCGAGCCGGGCGAGTCGATCTGGCCGGAGAAGTTTCCGCCGGCGGCCTTCGAGCGCAAGCGGGCCAACCTGACGGATGAGGACTGGGCGAGCATCTACGCGCAACGACCGACCCCGCCGCAGGGCGAGATGTTCGATAAGGCCTGGTTCTCGCTTGCGCCGCGAGCGCCGGAGGGGTTGACCTGGTATCGGTACAGCGACCTGGCCCTCGGAAAGAAGCGCACGAGCGACTGGAACTCATGCCTCGCGGTAGCGATCGACAACGAGGCCAACGTCTGGTATCGCGACATGATCCGCGTGCGGCGCTGGGAGAATTTTAGTGCCGAGCTGAAGGTGTGGATGGTGTCACCCATGGAGCGAAACACGCGCTGGGTGATTGAGAGTACGGGTTTCCAGACACTGGCCTTCAAAGAGTTCATCAATGACCCGACGCTGATCGCGGTCAACATCCGGGACTACACGCCGGACCAAGACAAGGTGGCGGACGCCCGTATTCTCCAAACGCGGGCCAGGGCCGGGAAAGTCTTCCTGGTGGATGGCCCATGGATCAAGTTGTTTCTGTCCGAGTTGGCGGCCTTCCCGCGAGGGAAGAATGACGACCAGGTTGATACGGCCACACGTGGCCTGAAGTTCGCCGTGCGCGGTGGGCGTAGCGGCATTCATGCGTGAGGTGATCTATGAGCCTGATGTTTGACGGCGGCGTGGAAGGCCTGGGTGACGGGTCTATCGATTGGGACAGCGACGATATCCGCGCCATGCTGGTGCTGTCGAGTTACGTGTTCGACGCGAGCGATCGGTTTGTGGCGGATCTGGGCGCCGTCGACAACGGGCGCTCGGCCACACTGACCGGGCGATCTGTGTCTGGCCGGGTCTTTGACTCCGGCGATACCGCGATCACGGCAACAGCAGCCAGCCCCTGCGGCGGCATTGCGTTGTTTGAGCACACGGGCAACAACGCCACGGCGCGCGTGATCGTGTTCCTGGATGGCCGGGTGCGGGTGCAGGTGGCGGCTGCTGCTGCAGGCGGAGCGACAGCCATCACCGTGGAAGATCTTCCAGATGGGATCGCCAACGGCGCGACCCTGACGCTGATCTCCGGAAGCGGCCCGGCGACGATCACAACCTCGGCCTCGGCTGCGGCCGGAGCGCGTGCGCTGTCTGTGACGGCGCTGAGCGGTGCGCTCTCGGTAGATGCGGTCTACGAGTACCTTGGTACATCTGCCTCCGGCCTGCCCTTCACGCCGGCGGCCGGGCAGCAGGTCAATGTCACCTTCGATAACGGCGCGAATCGCGTCTTCAGATTGTGAGGCGAGGCATGAACTATACGGGCACAATCACGCTGACGGCCGAGCAATTGGCCGATTGGGACGATGAGCAGCTGGAGCTGGCTGGCCAGGTGCTGCGCGAGGAACAGGATGCCATCCGCGCTGAGCGGCGCAAGCTCAACACGGCTCGTGAGATCAAGGCGGCCCGGGCCAAAGTGGCCGCGTTGACTGCGCCAGAGATCGATGCGTTGGCCGTCGCGTTGGGCCGCACGGCCGCTGAGTAGACACCATGATCCTCCTCGCGTCGACGACCGACCTGCTGCGCCTGATCACGTCTGCAGCAGTGGCTACCGATGTGTACGTGTCGTGGGTCGACCTGGATAAGGCCCTCGACCCAGACGAGGCCGTGCCGGGCCGCAACCTGGTGAATATCACCACGGCCGCGACAACGACCCTGGTGCCATCACCGGGTGCGGGTACGACCTATCGCGGGGTCAAGACGCTCACCGTCGTCAACGTGCACGCGACCACTGCTCAGGCCATCTCACTCGTGCTGACGAATGGCACCATCACTGTAGAGCTGGCATCTGTCACTCTGGCTGCGGGATGGTCGCTGGTCTATGACGAGGGACGTGGTCTGCGCGTGCTGGACAGCCAGGGGCGCGAGGTGGTCAACCAGCTCGCCGGCGGATCTCCGGCCGCTGTGGCCGAGATCAATCTCGTGGTGTTGGCCAGCCCGGTCACCAATAACAACGCAACGGCCAACACCATCGCGGATGTGACTGGGCTCTCATTCCCGGTCAATGCCGGAGAGACCTATCGATTCCACGCGATGGTGTGGTACACCGCGCAAGCCACAACGACCGGCTCGCGCTGGTCGATCAATGGCCCGGCCAGCCCGACGCGGCTCAGCTATCGATCGCAATACAGCCTGACGGCCACGACCGAGACGGTCAATAGTGGGCTATCGGCCTATGACCTGCCGGCGGCCGCGAACGCCACATCGGTGCAGGCCAACGGCGCGACCGTGGCCAACCTGGCCATCATCGAGGGCATCATCACGCCGTCGGCAAACGGCAACGTGGTGATCCGGTTCGCGTCGGAGGTCGCGTCATCGGCGATCGTCGCGCTGCCGGGCAGCAAGATCGAATGGACGCGCGTTCTCTAGGGTGATCCGTGCGCACGCTCTTTGACCGATTGGCCTCTCCGCTGCGCTGGTTCGATGCCGGCGCGGACAACCCGGGCGCGTTCGACGCCGGTGTCGAGGCGCCTGCAGCCACAGGCGGCGGGAGCGGGTTCTCGTTCACGCTGCTGGATGCATTCAACCGCGCTTCGCTCGGGAGCACCTGGTCCCCATCTGCTGACCCAGGCGATTCGGCCGCGCAGATCACGAGCGATCAGTACGCTGGGGCGGGCGCTGGCAGCTATCACAGCGCCTGGTACAACGTCGCGACGCAGGCAGACGCAGTTGGTGTGGCATCCACAATCGGCACGCTCGCCAGCGCGGTATGGATCTACACGCGGCTGGTCACGCCTGGGACCGCAGGAGTGGATGGATATTTGCTGGTCGTTGAGGCTGATGGATCATGTCGCATTGAGCGGATCAATGATGCCGCCTACTCTGTACTGGCGTCGGTCGGTGCTGGCACATTCGCCGCGGGTGATGGTTTCGGGATCATCGCTGATGGGACTGGCGCCACCGTCACGGTCACGGCGTATCGCTACTCGGGCGGGTC